GCGTCAAAAATAGCTGGTTTGTCAGTGATGTAGCCGTGCCCCATCCTGAATGGTGAAGCTGTATAGCCAATGACGCGCAGGTTCGGATTTATCTCCAGCAGTTTGCTGATGATTTTTCGATAGCTTCCTTCATCCTTGTGTGAAATGTCGTGGCACTCATCACAAATAAGCAAATCTATGTGCCCAATTTGATCTAGTCTCTTGATGATTGACAATGGCCCTGCGATGGTTATTGGCTCACCTAATTCTTTTCTCCCCACGCTTGCACTGTAAATTCCAACTGGTGCATTGGGCCAGATTTGCCTCAATTTTGCGTAGTTCTGCTCAATCAATTCTTTGCTTCTGGTTAGCATAAGAATTTTTGTTTCAGGCCATTCTGTTACTGCCTGCCTGCATAATTCAGCAATCACCACACTTTTCCCGCTTCCAGTAGGTAGCGACACGCACAAATTTCCTGAATTTTTTTCCATCCATTCGTAAAGCATTGTTAGGCTTCTTGTTTGGTATTCCCTCAACATACGATTCGCCCACCCCACTTAGCCCGCATCTCAGCAATAAGCGTATCGCCACTGGTGCAAGCCGCAGGGTTTGCAAGCAACTCCTTACTGCTATAAACACCATCACCTGGCTCGCCATTAGCCAAGACCCGCCCGTCTATCTCATAGACTGCAACCCAATCAGACGGGCTTTCAAGACGCTTCCACGGCACTAAATCAGGGTGCAATACATGCGCCTCACAGCCTACATGCTGGGCTTCTACGGGTATCACATCGTCCCACTTCGCACAGTGCCACGTACTGTCAGGCAATGGCGTACTGTTGGCGCAGGTGCGGCAGTTCACTTGCTTGGTAGTCTTTGAACCGTGACAGAAATCATGCGCCGAACACATCTTGCACTCAAACCAAGTCGGGTCAGTGCTTATTGGTGGTGGTAGGCGCTCGGTCAGTGCCAAGCGTTGACCTTTAGCAATAGCTTTTTCTGCATGGTCTTTGTCGTACTCCAAACGCTCGGTGTATATACGGTCATCGTCTTTGCAGACAGCCACATACAAGGCGCGTTTCAATTCAGTTCCGTGCATGTACACTTGGCATTGTGTAAAGTGCATGGGCTTACTCTTGCCTACGCCATTCTTTTCGAGGTCGTTAAAGCTCTTGAGACTATGGGTTTTAAATTCGAGCACGTGCTCAGTCTTAGGCGAACCAGGTACACCCTTAGCAGTCCCGTCCAGACTACCGCTAACGTGACTGCCAAAATCAACCCGGCGCTGCGTACCAGTCACGTGCATACCGATGGCACGTAGGTCACTAACAATGGTGGCTTCCTCGTTCTGTCCACGGCGAAAAAGCCGCAAAATGCGCCCTTTGAATTGTTCTTGCACTGCCCAGCGAAAGCCTAGCCATAGTTTTCGCTCGCATGGTTCGCCTAGCGCACTGCAACCCATGTGAGGCCGTGGTTTTTCCGCCCGTGCTTCATGGGCTTTGTCAATCAGGCTTGTGATGGTAATTTCTGGTTCGGGTATTATCAAAGTTCTCTCCTGAAGTTGATTTGACCCCGCCGTTAAAAGCGGGGTCTTTTTTTGTCTTACTTCTTAGCCCAAGGTGGTGCAGCCTTAGCAGGTGCTCCAGCCGCAGCAGGTGCGCTATTGCCAAACGGCACACTTGACGCAACCGATGGCGAACCGCTACCCAAAGCCTTGAAGCCTTTGATTTCATTGCCAGCATACTCACCAGTTCTCACAGTGAGCTTGATACCAAGGTTGCCGCCGATAAGCTGGTCGGTGTCTCCCACCTTAGCCAAGCCAATCGCACGCATGATTTCACCTAACTGGCTACGTCCAATTTCTTCCGCTTTCGTACTAGCGTTCTTGATGTTCAAGTTGCCAAACACCACACGCCCCTGATGCGTTGGGCCAGTGATGGCGTACTTGACTGCAATGTACTTACCGTCACCTGCTTTAGTAGCCTTGATTTCAGCACCGCTGATGGTGGCGGTGTACCAGCCTTCAGGCAAAGGTTCAAAGTTTGAAGTGCTAACGGGCAGCGTATCTACGCTGTATTCTTCATCTAAAAATGCCATGATAATTACTCCTGAGTGATTGTGAAAATAGGGCGTCCGGGTGTGGACGTGATAGCACCAAGCAAAGGCGCGGTAACAGCGTCAGCCGCTGCACCCCATGCCTTTGCATTGATTTCTGGTTTCCAGCGAAACAAGCTGGACAGGTGTTCAGACAAACCAGCTTCAGCAGCCAGCAATTGCAGTTTGTCAGCGTCAATCTTCTTGTTGATTCGGCCTTCAATCTTTACTTTGTAGCCATCAACCTCATGGTTGATTGTGCTGTCAAGGTCTTTGGGAACTGAAAAAGCCTTAGCCATTTCATCTTCCAAGTCCCGGCGCTCTTTGACTGCAACAGTCTCCAGCTTTTTAGCGTCAAGCCAGCGCCGATATAGGGTGTTCATGCTGCACCGCCAATCTTCGCAATGATTTCACCAAGGTCGGGCGCTTCCCATGCACCCAATTTCCCGCTGCGGTCTTTAGCCAGCCACAGCCCATCCGAATCGCACATCAAAGCGCGTTGCGTGTTGCCTTCAGCGTCCTTTTCAACTCGCAAGGCCAGCACTTCATCAAAGAAGTAAGGCAAAGCCTGACCCGTCTTGTTGCCTGGCATAGATGGGCTGTACAAAACCCGTCCCATTTCGTCTTGGGTTTTCTCCAGCTTGGCGGTCATCAATACATGGCGACCAGGTATGTCGCGGAATGCCCGAATGATGTCTGCCATCTGTTCTTGCATAGCGCCATAAGCTGCCCGTGGGTCTTTGTTGACCTTCTTTTCGTGGTTCAAACAGACTTCAGCAATCTCGCTGATTGAATCAAGGGCTACGCTCTTGTAATCAGACTCCAGCACCCATGAGTAGGCTTCCCGCAATGTTTCCATACTGGTGATCTCCAGATATGGGAGGTCAGCGTCTTGGATAGACAGCAAACCACCTTCGGCTGACAATACGATGGGGTTCGGCATGGTCTTGATAAGTGAAGTCTTACCCGAACCCGCCGCGCCATACACCAGCATCTTGACACCATGAGCAGACAAGCCGCCCGTTCGTTTCAGTTCAATAGCCATAAGGCTTTCTCCTTTAGTTGCACACCAGTCGGACAATCACGGTCGGTGTGTGCTTGCAGTGTAGCACAGGTTTATGATACAGTGTCAACAACTTTATGACGAAAGATTGAAAATAAATGGCAGACCTCTCAAACATCCTCGGTGGCCCGTGGTCACCATCCCCTCATAAGCAGGTCGCAGCACCTGACATACAACTCAAAGATGCCATGCTTGGTGCGGGTTTAAAACCACCAGACGCTATCCACCTAGATGGCAAGATACACCGCTTTAACAGTGGTACAAAGGGTGAAGGCGGTCACGACAAACCGGGCTGGTACATAGCCTTCAGTGATGGCGTTCCCGCTGGTCGTTTTGGCTGCTGGAGGTCAGGCGTTGAACTGACATGGCAGGCAGACATTGGGCGAAGCCTCACAGTAGCTGAAGAAATGGCGCAATCTCGCAGATTGTCAGAGGCTAAAGCGCAGCGTGACGTAGAGCAGAAAAAATCTCGCGAAGTCGCTGCCAACACCGTTGATTTAATCTGGTCACAGGCAGGGGTTGCAAGCCCCGAGCATCCTTACCTACAGCGCAAAGCCATTACACCGCATGGCGCACGAATTACAGGTGATGGGCGTTTGATGCTTCCTTTGTACGATGAGGACGGTGCGCTATCAACTTTGCAGTACATTGATGCCGATGGCAAAAAACTCTATCATTCTGGCGGTCAGACTGGCGGCATGTTTAACATTTTGGGCGTGCTAGACAATGCAGACACGCTCTACATTGCCGAAGGCTTTGCAACCGCCGCCACGATTCAAGAGGTTACGGGTAAACCCTGTGCCGTTGCTTACAGTGCCAGCAATCTAGTTCCGGTGACTGGTATTTTGAAGGCCGCGCATCCGACACTAGATATTTGCATTGTTGCTGACAACGACTTGTCAGGTGTTGGTCAACGGTATGCGGAACAAGCATCAGCAAAGTTTGGGGTTCGTATGACAATGCCGAACGTCCTTGGTGACGCTAACGATTACGTCAAAGCAGGGCATGACTTGGCATTGCTTTTAAAGCCAACAATTGACACAGACTACCTTATCCATGCCGATGGATTTTCAGAGCAGCCAGCACCCATTTCATGGCTTGTCAAGCACTGGATACAGGACAAAGCATTGGTCATGGTGCATGGGCCTAGCGGTGGTGGTAAGACCTTTGTGACGTTGGATTGGATGCTTCACATTGCCAGTGGTAAAGCCAAGTGGTTTGGTCACAAAGTCAGACCCGGCAACATGGTTTACCTTGCTGGCGAAGGCCATCACGGACTACGAAGCAGGATAGCCGCCTGGAAGCACCACAACAAAGTAGCCAATCTCAATATGTGGATTAGCAAGTCAGGCGTAGACCTTAATACTCCAGCGGGTTACTTGAAGGTAGTCGAAGCAATCAGGGCGCTAAAAGTTAAGCCAGATGTTATTACGGTAGACACCCTACACCGATTCATGTCTGGTGACGAGAACAGCGCACAGGACGCTAAGACCATGCTAGACGCTTGCGCGGCACTCATGCTTGAATTTGGCTGCACCGTCATTCTGGTTCACCACACAGGCGTATCGGAGGAAGCTCAACATCGTGCCCGTGGTAGCAGTGCATGGCGTGGCGCTTTGGACATTGAGATAAGCGTGATACCTGCCAAGGGTGACAAGTCCATTGAGATTGTTCAACGCAAGAGCAAAGACGCTGAAATGGCAGCGCCAGTCTATGTCAACCTTGAATCAGTGGCGATACCCAGCTGGTTCGACGAGGATGGCGAACCCGTCACCAGTGCGGTAGTCGTAAAAGGTGAAGCACCACCAGAAAAACAGAAGCCAAACGGGTTTGTGTCGTTTGAAAAAGCGTGGTTTGAATCTGGTGCGGAAGAACGTGGGGGTGCGCCATACCTTACTAGGTCGGCGTTAGTAGATTACGGTCAAAAGAACGGCTTAGAGGGAACTAAACAAAAACGCATGACAGATGCTGTCAAACCAGACCTTGTTAGCGGCACTTTCATAAAGCCATTGATTGAAGCCAAGCTGATTACACCCCATGAGAACGGCTGGATTGTCATTGACCCAGACCAAGCATCAGGAATGATGTTGAAAAAAAGTAGTTGACAACAACAAAAACTGTGATAAACTTTAGCACATGAACAAACTTACCCAACTAAAAGCCAAGTTGAGAGCTGCACAGGCCGAACTTGCAATTCGCACCCGAACGCACAACAGCGCGTCACGGGCTTACAACAAGGTAACTGCACACATTACCGAACTAGAGGCAAAAATCAATGCTTACATGGCGAAAATTCCAGAGTGAACTCCCGAACTACAGTGAGGCCGAACTCTTGGTTTTGCTAACGGAAGAACGCACCAAGCACCGCAGGGTTTCCATGCTGGAACGCATACACCAGCGGTACTGCACCATGAGAGCCAACAGAGAGAGGTTGGAGCTTTTGAAGGAAGGCAAGAAACCATAAAAACCCGTTTGTTTTTCAACTTTTGGAGAAAATTATGAAAACATCATCACACAATATTTGCAACGCTATGCGCGATTGCGGAAGTTTAAGCCACAGCGAACTTGAAGATGTCCTAGCTTGCTTGGCTAGTACCTTGCAGCGCAGCGATTTAGGTAGTCGCTGTATAACGGTTGTCGTTGACATGGTTGACGAAATCACAGGCCAGATTCAGGACGATTTAATTGAGCAGCATGAAGATGTATCGGGATTTACAGGTACTTACGCAGCCCTTGGTAAGTTAACCATTAGGACGGAGCAATGAACTGCTTTTCGATTTGGTTCAGTGCAGCCGTTGTTGCCATAACACTAGCAGCAGCCCCAGCATTGTTTGGTGAACTACCAGACATGACCCACGAACACACCACCGCAGCAGAGCTATCAGCCATGCAAGCAGAGGAAGCTATGGAGGCACGTAAGCAAGCCGCTGGCGATGCCTTATGCAAGGCCGAACGTGGCTCAAACAGTAATGCACGTTGGACAGTTGAAGGTCACCTAGTTTGCCGAATGAGGAACAAATTTGTAAAGGTTGAGCTATGAAAAATGCTGACGACGAAGAAGGCAACTTTTTAGAGTTGTTCTTGCTTTGGATTATTGCTACTGTCTGCATTGGTTTGATTGCTATGCTCGCAGGTTTTGCTTATGTTTTATTTTTAAGATTTATATGACTGATATTTTTGAAGCATTTAGGCTTGCAGTTTTTGCAGCCATTGAAGAATTTAAATTTGTACGGCATTTGCAGCAGGGTAAAAACCCAGACATATTGCCGTTCTAACCAATTACCGCCCGTAAAAGCCGCATTAATTTCGTTTCTATTTAATTCTTTGATGTGGCTGGCAGGGTAGTAGCTGCCACGGGCGCCCCCTTTTGAAAGTGATTTTTTTATGAGAAAGCGCAGCAGTTA